AACAAAAAGCCATGGACGAAAACACCGTTCCGGAAACTAATGAAGTGCCTACCCCTGCTCCGGGGGAAGATGAAATCCCGGAAGGCGTAGAAGGTCAGGAAGCTCCGGCGAGCAATGACGAACCCCAAAAGACAGAAGATTCGGATGAAGAAGTCAAGATTAACACTGACTCCGATGATTACAAAGCTGGATATGCCGCTGGGCTGAAAGCTAGTCAAGACACTGGTGGTGAAAAGCAGGTGGACAAAATCACTGGTGATAGTCTTGAAAAGGTTAAAGAGAAAGCAAAGATGGAAGCGATTGAACACGTTCGCAAACTTAGCAAAGCAGCTAAAGAATGTGAATTTGCTATCGGTCGCCAAGACGCTCTCGCTTTTGATAGTGCTACCGACATTTATGAACTTGCACTGAAACAAAAGGGATTTGATACCTCAAAATATCCCAAGACTGCTTATGCATCTATGGTGGCAGTTCTCGGCAAGCAGGAAAATAAAGGTATTGCAAACGATAGCAATATTCCGGCAGTTGATGAAGAACTTCCGGATACGCTCAAGGGCTATCTCGATTAACATTACAGGAGGTTAATTTATGGCAGTCGAATTTCAAAAAACTATCAACGCAGATATTGCGCGTGGTATTCCTGGTGCTTTTGCAAGCATCAATCCGCATGTATCCACTCCGAAGGGATATATCGCAGGTAAAGACGTTGGTATCGGTACGTTCGTATGGACTACCGATGATTTTACTGTAGAGAACACTGGCACTGGTACTCCGCTCGGATTCGTCCACCGTGTCAATGCTTACACCTTCCAAAACATCACTCAAGGGGCATCCGATAAAGTCCCGGAAGGTCAAGCGGTAGACGTTCTTGTCGCAGGTGATTTCTTCGCTCTCACCGCAGCACAAGCTACTAGAGGTCAAAAGGTATTTGCTAAGACCACCGACGGCACGATTGTACCGGGGGATAAGGGCGCAACTGTAGAAGGCGCAGTCGAAACGAATTTCTACTTTGCCGAAAATGTTAAGGCTGGCGAAGTCGGCATTATCACTAGCGTAGCTATTTAATTAGGAGGTTAAAGCCATATGGATAATTTTCAAAAGCTGAAAAATAAAGGCATTATCTTTGATTCAGCGAAACATTTTATCACCGAAAAGAACCGCGCCCAACTCGCGCAGGATGCAGCACTTACCACTCCGGCTAATAGCGGTATTCCGGGTATCTTTACAAACTACCTTGATTCAAAAATCATTGACATTCTGCTTGCTCCGCGCAATGCAAGACAGATCTTCCCAGAAACCAAGAAAGGCGATTGGACTACTGATTATGCGGTATTCCGTACCGTTGAACCTGTCGGAAGCGTAACTCCATACACCGACTACGGCAATGGCGCTTCTGCGGATACCAACGTCGCTTACCCGACCCGTCAGCAGTATGTAGGTCAGACCACTATCAAGTACGGCGATCTTGAACAGGAACGCTCTGCACGCGCCATGATTGACCTTGTGTCTCAAAAACAGACTGCCGCTGCTACCGTCATCGACATGGCAGCTAATAAAATCGACCTGCTGGGTATCGAGGGTATGTCCATCTATGGACTGATTAACGAACCGAACATTCCGGCAGCACTTACCCCTGAATCCGTAGGCGGAAAGACCGCATGGAGCGACAAGTCCACTAAAGACATCTATAACGATATTCTGAAACTCTTTAAGCAGATTATCACGGCATCCAAGGGACTTATCAATCAGACTGATTCATTCGTCCTTGCAGTTGCTCCTGGTACTGCCGTTGAACTCGGAAAAGCAACTGACTACAATGTTTCCGTGTGGGACATGGTGAAGAAGTATGCACCGAATGTAGACATCGTAACTCTGCCGGAACTTGCATCAGCTACCTCTGGGGATGCAGTCATGCTCATTGCGAAGCAGGTTCAGGGACTTCCTACCGCAGAACTCGGCTATTCCGAAAAGATGCGTGCAATGAGACTGATTCCGCATTCTTCCTACTATGAACAGAAATTCGCGTTCGGTTCATACGGGGCAATTCTTTACAGACCGTTTGCTATTGCCAAGATGACTGGCGTTAGCTCAACTTGATTTTTATTTAATGTTTTCACAAATGTAGAAGGAAGGGACTACACAGGTAGTCCCTTATTTTTCTGCATATAGCACTCGGAGGAGAAAATGGCATACAGAAAAAAGACACAGGAAGTAAAAGAAGAAACCGTGGTTACACCCGACGTTGTTTCTAGTGAAGAAGTCGAAACTCAAGTCATTAACACAAACGAAAACGCAAAAAAGGTTATTAAAGAGAATGTCGCCGGAGAAACGGTTATGGTTGCATACAACGGTGTTCATTCGCAGGTGTTTGATGTTCCATGCAAGGGTCAAGTTAAGAGAGTAGTCATCAAAGGCAATAATGCGGATCTGATTGGCAAGCCGAAAGGTGAACTCTATGCAGGTGGCTATGGTCTCACACAGGTGGATAAAGAGGCGTGGGACTGGATTGCTAAAACTTATAAAAACTGGCCTCCGATTAAAAATGGGCTCATGTTCGCTTCTACTTCAGCACAAGTAGCAGATGCTGCACAAGAAAGAGCAGACCTTCGGAATGGCTATGAACCTCTTGAACGTCAATGTATTCGTGGCGTAGAAGAAAAAGGAACTACCTAAAATGAATGGCGTTGTTGAATTTGATGTAGAGGACTTTAAGAAAACTCATCCCGAAATGAATGATGTGGATGATGATATTCTTACGTCCTTGTTTGGAAACGCCTGTCTGCTACTAGACAATACAGAAAATTCAAGAGTGCAAGATTTGAACGAAAGAAAGCTGCTGCTGTACCTGCTTATCCTTCACCTTTACTACCTTTCGGAAAGAGGAGGTCAAGCTGTAGGGCTAATGACAGGTGCAAGCGAGGGGAATGTATCAGCTTCGTTTGCTGGACTGAATAATGCAAACTGGTATCAACAAACCCAATGGGGTGCGCTGTACTGGCAAGCAACAGCAAAGTATAGGAGAGGGGTGAGGTATATTGCTCCAAGTCGTAACCGTTCGCCGTGGTAAGGTACTAGACAAATATCTCAAGAAAATAGCTCAAATGAAAACGGGGGCAAGAGTTGGTATTTTAAATGGAGCTACCTACCCGGATGGGTTAAGCGTTGCTACCGTTGCGTATATCAATGAAAACGGGGAAATGCGTAACCCGCGAAGACCGTTTATGCACCGCACAATGGAACAAAATGGCGAGAAATGGGTTAGGGGTATCAAGAACACCGTTAACGGAAACTTTAGCGAAGCGAACGTTATTAAAGCGTATGATTTTGCTGGACAAGTCGCGAAGGCTGACATGATAAATACCATAAAAAATTGGTCGCCCGATGATCCACGCCCTAATGCACCTGCAACGATAGCCGCCAAAGCGCGTAAGGCACGCAGCGGAAAAGGAACTACAGGTATAGACCCTAACCGGGTGCTTATCGACACAACGACGATGATTCAGTCCATAGACTATGAGGTGGTCAAATGAATTTACATCACATTGTCAGAGGCATTATACAGACGGTACACAAGGATGAGCCATGCTATCTCATACAAGCGATTGGTCAATCGAACGTTAAGGGCATTGTTACCCCCAAATACCAAAAACCTTTTAAGATACTTGCACAGATTCAACCTGCCGGAAGCGATACATTGCAAATGCTGGAAACGTTCAATGTCGGTGGTGAATCCATGCAAGCCTTTCTTTATTCAAATCCTGCTTTACCCGTGGCAAGCGTAAACCGTTTACCTCTAACTCGAGGGGGAGATATTGTTAAGAGGAAGGACGGAACATTTTGGCTTGTCACTGCTGTATTGTCTGACTGGACAGAAGAGGGGTGGGCGTGCGTTGCAATTACACGTCAGACAAGTCCACCAAACTTTACTAATAGCGATTGGGGGGATTCTGATTGATACTTGAACTGATTAACGATTTTCTCTTGACGTTTACAGAGCTGAAGCAGGAAGTTATATTTCAGGGGTATCAAAATTGTATTGCCATGCCCCCGAACAATGAGGGGTTCTGTGTCATGTCAATTATGGAAATCAAGAGACACGGAACGAACGTTGAGAGCAATTCCGAAAACGAAAGAAGCATAAAGAAGCTCATTAGTTATGGGATTGATATTGATTTTATCGGTGATAATGATTTAAAGCAAAGAGAGCTTGCTTCTCGAGTCGAAGGGTTGTGTTGGTCAGATTATATCGGAGCTTTCTTTAAAGAGCGAAATGCATCTATGCCGTATTCCGCTGGTGTTCAAGATGTTCCGTATCTTGACGAGGATAAACATTTCCTTCATCGCTATCGTATTCGGCTTTATGTTTCGACATGGGAAGAAACATCGGTTAAGGAGACAACTGCCAAAGAGGTTGTTATTGACCATTCGATCCACGGCAAAAAGCCGGACGATACAGGCGAAGCAGACAAGACATATTACAAGAAAGGCATAGAAAATGTTGATGTTGACCATAAAGGAGGTACATAATGTCAATTCCCGCAAGTAAAATTGTGAATATTACATCACGAGTTATTAACGCAGGTGGCAACGAACTTGAAATGGCAGGGTTGCTTCTTACAAAGAACCCGCTTTGCACATTCCCGGACGTTCAAAAATTCACTAGTGCAAATGCCGTAGGCAGATATTTTGGCATGGAAAGCTATGAGTATAAAGTCGCGGCAAAGTATTTTCTTG